GAGATAGATTTGTTTGCTTTTGTTGCTGTAACACACCGCAACGTAGTTTTTTCCTTGCCCTTAGAACAATCTCAACTAACCATCGTAGACGAGCATATGAAAAACAACGATGCCGTCAGCAATCTCGAAGACATATTAAAAAGTTTGCAATAAATTACAATCTCCCTTAAACTACGCTAATACACTATAGGGAGAGAGTATGACACTTAACGAATTATTTGACTTATACACCAAAGATTTAAACAGGCGTGGTGCTAAAACTGTTAAACGCATTAAACAGTTTTATGACAACGACATCAGATTAGCCCTTGGCGATAGAGAAATAGACAGCATCATAAGAGGTGACGTGGCAACACTACACTTCGATGTGTCTGGAAGATCCCCCTATACTTCCAACAAGTGTCTCTCTATCCTCAAGGCTATGTTTAATTTGGCTATGACTTTTAGCTATACCGAAAAGAACCCGGCAATGAACATAGGCAAGAACCGAGAGATGAAACGCAAACGCTACCTGACCAACGATGAGTTGGTTGAGGTCACCGAGCAGCTTAACCTCTTGAGCAAGAACAAACGCCACAAGCAGGGTTGCGATTTTATATGGATGCTTATCTATACAGGGGCGCGAGTGGGGGAGATTAAAAACGCCAGGTGGTCAGACATCAAAGGCAACGCCTTAATCATTAAAGACCACAAGACCGATAACCTAGGCGATGATCGAATCATTTTTATTACTCCCGGGGTGCAAAAGATTTTAGATCGTTGCGACAAGTCAAGCGAATATATCTTTAGCATTGGTTCACCCAGATACACATGGGATTTAATTAGAGAGCGCGTGGGGTGCGAGGATGCGAGGTTGCATGATATACGACACTCTTATGCATCGTGGTCGCTTGAGAAGATTAACCTCTCAGAGGTTGGTAACTTATTGGGCCATTCAGATGTTGCTACCACTCAAAGGTATGCACACATCCATAAAGAGAAGGCGATAGGCAATGCCAATGTTGTGAGCCAACACATTAACAGCATCGTAGCTAATAGATAGTTATAAGCTCTTAATATCTATACAAACATTATCCTTACTGGTGGTGTGAATACCTAGCTTTAATAGGTACTCAGCCACGCAGTGAGGATCTTTGTTTTCTGTACGACAAAATTTTATAAACTCCGATACCAAAAAACTGTCCATGTAGACAGGTTTTCTGCCATTCCTTTCATCAAGGATTGGATCGTCAAAGTCTGATAAATTCATATACATACCTCGTTACAAGTTTTCGTAATACTCTACCAATTTATTTAAGTACCACCTGGCTTTTTCTAAGTCTTGGATATTTGCATCCTTGTACTTATGCCTGTGTATGTACTTAATTATTGAGCCTTCTAGATAAGACGGAAATTGATCGCCTAATTGCTGCTTGATGTAATCAATACACTCCAAGCCACCCTCGTTATAGTGAGGTGGGTGATCCACCATATCCTTACTTGCATTGTCCCATTGTGTTGGGGTTACATTATCTATACTCATATTTCATCTCCTAAATAATTAATACTTGATTATCATAGTGGACACGCGTATATTAGTCTATAGTTAAATCACATCAGGGAGAAAAATGCATACTGAGAGAAAATTTATTGACACGAAAGAACTAGCTAAGAGGTGGGGCAGAAGCTCCAGGACTCTGGAAAATTGGCGCGGCAAACAAGTTGGGCCTACATACTACAAGATTGAAGGAAAGATCCTTTATGACATAGAAGATGTAGAAAATTTTGAAACTGGTTCTAGGGTGTTATACAGTGGCTCACGCGATATTTAGTCCTTCATCATCTGACCGATGGTTTAATTGCCCGGCAAGTGCGTATCTGAATTATTCAGCAGAATATACAGTTAATATTGCAGCAGCTACGGGTACTTTAATCCATGAGATGTGCGAGATGCTTTTAAAAGGCAGGCTCAACAACATGACTTTGGAAGAGTATTGGCTCGGAAAAGTTGTTGACATCGAAGATTTCCAAATAGAAGTAACCGAGGACATGATTAAGTGTGCTGAGACTTACGTTGAATACATCTATAAAAGAAAAGAAGAGCTGAACGCTACCATGGTTATTGAAGAGAAAGTCTATATGGACGAGATCTCTGATAAATGCTTTGGTACTGCTGACTGTATTCTTATAGCAGAAGATCGTATCTGCGTTATAGATTTAAAGTCTGGTAAATGGCCCGTAGAAGCTGTCAAGAATAAACAGCTTATGATTTATGGCACTGGTGCTTTTATTCGCTATGGCAATGAGAACCCAGACATCACCATGGAGCTGACCATAGTCCAGCCAAGAATTAAAAACCCTATTAGAACATTTGAAATTACTACGCCCAATCTATTGAGTTGGGCTACCACCAATTTGAAACGAGCAACTGATGCTTGTGACGAAGAAAACCCACAACGAGTCGCGGGAGACCATTGCAGATTTTGTGCTGCAAAGACAGATTGTGATAAATATAAAAATACTTTTGGAGAGGTAAAATGACCGAAGTAAAAAATGAAGAGCTAACTTTTAGCTTTGACGATAATGGCAAAGAACACAAGGTTGAGGATCTGTCTGATGAGACCAGATTGCTATACAACAAGACTGTTCTATGCAACCAAGAAATAAACAGATTGCAACAAGACCTAGCTAGGTTGCAGTTTGAGATAGAAATCAAACAACTAGCAGCAGCTAAATACAGTGGCGAATTAAAAGACGCTGTTGAGGGTGATGAGCCTAAAGTTGAGGTGACAAAATGAGCATATTAGATAAAGTATTATCGAAAGCTAAAATGAAACCACCGATCATTTGCCTATATGGTAAAGGCGGTATTGGTAAAACAACCTTTGCATCAACAATGAACAATCCAATCATTGTCCAGTGCGAAGATGGTATCGGCAAGATTGAGTGTCCACACACTGATGTTGCTAAGACTTATCTTGAATTTGAATCATATCTTTTAGCACTGCTAAATGACGAGCATGACTTTAAAACTGTGGTCGTGGACAGCTTAGACTGGTTAGAAAGATTGATTAATGATCATGTGTGCAAAGAGAATGGCTGGTCTGATATCCAAAGCCCTTCATTCGGAAAAGGTTACGGAGCTTCACTTGTAGTCTTCAAGGATTACTTAGACATCCTAACCAGGCTGCGTAATGAAAAAGGCATGACCATTTTGCAAATTGCTCACAATGAAGTTAAGCGTTATGAAGATCCATCTAACGATCCTCACGATAAGCATCAAATTAAATTGTACAGAAAAAGTGCTGACTTAGTGGTTGAACACGCTGACTGTGTGTTCTTTGCTAATTACAAAACTGGTTCTGTGCAAAAGAAAAATGCTAAAGGCGGCATGACCACTCAGGTCTTGCAAGGCGATAGAAAAATTTACACTCAGGAAGCTCCTGGCTACCATGCCAAGAACAGATATGGCTTACCTAGTGAAATGGATTTTGATTGGCCCACGATTCGTGAGGAAATGATAAAATGAGTCGGCTGGGAGAGGTTGAGGAAGGCAAGATTATACTTGGAGAGATCAGAGAAAAGCTCAATGCTTACATCAATAAGATTAATCCAGATGATAACTCTTTGCCCCTTGACGGATTACACAGATTCATAATTTTGGAAACGGATTGTGAGGACATAGTTGAATACTTATCTGACTATAGTTCTTATGATCCAGGTTAATTTAATAAACGGAGATAAAAAATGACAGACTTAACACAATATAACAATGGCAACGCTTATGATGCCAATGAAACAGAAACTGGGGGCAGTAGCCTAGAACCCGGTAGATACACCATGCACTTTGCAGGGGATGAAATTATTAATGGTAAAAACAATTGGGTAGCACTCAAGATGTATTTTGAAATCGATGGTACTACCATTGTGATGAATACAACTTTTACTTTAGGATCAGACAACCCTAAAGCTGTAGAAATTGGTGATATATCACTTAAACTGCTGCTCAAAGCCATGGGCGTTGCTTCTATGAAGAACACTGAAGAGCTGTTAGGTAAAGCAGTATCAGGACAGCTTGTTAGAGATCCTGACAACGAGCGTTACATGAAGATAGACCAGAACTATGGCAAGAATTGGCAACCAGTAGAGGCAGCCAAAGCACCAACCCCAGCACCTGCAGCTAAACCTGTAGAGGAAAATAAAGAAGACGATCTCGGTGACAAGATCCCTTTTTAACCCATTAGTATCGAAACCATCGCTGTGCGCTTATTGTGGCGCACCAGCGAAAGGTTTTATCTATGGGAGTAACGACAAATGGTTTGGAGCGTGTAGCATGGAACACTCAAATAAAGTGCGCGGGGGTGAGAGACTCAAGAATATTGCACAGATGAGTGACGAAGGTTTAGACTATGCAATCAAACAAACAAAAGACACCTATTTAGGAATAGCAAAAGACACAGGTTCTTATGTTATGCACGAATGGGGCAGAGAAAACAGAGAGTTGCTTTTTGGAAAAGTAATAAGGGAATACCTGAATTGGGCCAATGAACAAGCCGAGACAGGAAAATTAGAGAGAACAATTAGAGATGGATCTGACTAAATATTATGGAGAGAAGGGTTTAGTATTAGACAAGAATTTTACTTTTGCCGTACAAGGCAATAGCACCGATGATTTAATGCGCGAGATGAATAACCAAGGGTTGTTTGTCAATCATCTAGATACTACAGGCGCAGTAGTGCGAGTAGCAGTCAAAGCAGCACCAAGCGTTAGGCCAGACAAGGGCATGGAAAAAAGCGGTTGGTATGTTGTCAATGAGCTATCTGGTAATTACTTTGCCACCTATGGTAACTGGCGTACCGGGGAGCAACACAAGTGGTCTAGCATTAACACCAATGAACTAAAACCTATAGACCGCCAGGCGTTACAAAAACAGATGGAAGAAGCTGTTAAGAGGGCCAATGAAGCGAAGCAAGTTAGGCACAACGAAGTAGCTGCAGAAGTTCAAGAAAGGTATAAGAAATGTCAGCCAGTGATATCGCATGAATATCTAAAAAGTAAAAATGTAAAAAGTTATGGTTTGAAACAACTCAACGAGAGTTTGATTGTTCCTGTCTACTCACCTGCTTCTGGTGAGTTGCGTAGTTTACAGTACATCGACAAGAAGGGGCAGAAAAGATTTGTTTCTGCAAGTGAAATCAAAGGAAATATTTTTTTAATTGGTTGTGATTTCACGACATTAGCTACCCAAGAATCTTTGGTTGTGGTAGAGGGTTACTCCACCGCAGCGACAGTTTTTGAATCTACGAATATACCAACAGTTTGCGTATTTTCAGCGAACTTTACTCTGGAGGCTGTAAGCAATTTACGCAAGGTTTCTCAGGCTCGTTTATACATAGCCCTAGACAACGATGAGAATGGCGTGGGCGAGAGGAAAGCTAAAGAGGTAGCATCTGCTATTCCTAATTGTTTTGTGCGCATACCGAGTGCGAGAGGTGACTATAACGATATGGCCCAAGAACATGGGTTAGACCGGGTTAAATACGAAATACTTAATCTGGGTTTAGGCATCACGCAGCACACTATTCGTGCCATGGTAAAAGAACCGCCACCGAAAGAATGGTTGGTGGAAAATCTATTAGAGAAATCAAAACCTGCACTACTGGCATCCATTGGGGGCGTGGGTAAATCTATGATGGCGTTAGATCTTGCAATCAAGATTAGCCAGGGGCAAGGCAATTGGTTTGATCATGCAATTACCAAAGGTGGTAACGCTGTGATTATCAGCGCAGAGGATGATTTAGTAGAGATACACAGACGAATCGGTGCGTTAGATCCACAGAACAAACGCTTTGATGCACCCTACGATGTCTACACTTACACGATACCAGATCAACCTAAACCATTGACTCTGATTAATGATACCTCTGCTGGTATGGGCCTAACTGAACAAGCGCAGGAGCTGTTAGCAGAACTAGAAACCATACCAAACTTAGAGTTGGTGGTGATTGACCCCATACAAGCTGTGTGTGGCTCTGCAAAGATCAGCAGCGATAACGAAGCCGGGCAGATGTATGGTCAGTTAGCTGCTTCGATATCCAGTAAGTTTAAGACCACTTGTTTAAGTATTCACCACATGAGCAAAGGCGCACTACAAGCAGACGAAGATCCTATGAGTGTTAGATCAAAAATACGGGGCGCAAGTAGCCTTGTAGACTCGCACAGGTGTGTACTAGCTCTGTGGTTAGGCGAGGAAGAAGAAGCCGAGCGCATCTGTCTGGATAACAAGGTTGAGTTCGACAGATTAAGAGTAGTCAAGGGCGCGGTGGTGAAATCAAACAGCAGTGAGGTTGATACTAAGACCAAAACATTGTTTAGAAGGAACGCGGTGTTAGAGCCGTATAAAGAAACGTATAACTTTGGAGATTTTTAATGAGTATAGAAATATTACAAGGCGATTGCATAGAGTCGTTAAAAAATCTAGAAGAATGCAGCATCAACACCTGTATCACCAGTCCGCCTTATTGGGGTCTTAGAAATTACAACGATGAAGCTAAACAGTTAGGCATGGAAGATACACCAGAAGAATTTACAGAAAATCTTGTTAAGGTATTTAGAGAAATAAAAAGAGTCTTGCGTGATGATGGAACAGCTTGGCTTAATCTTGGTGATAGCTATGGTAAAAACAAACAATTAACAGGCATACCTTGGCGAGTGGCTTTTGCATTACAACAAGATGGTTGGTACTTACGCCAGGATATTATTTGGCATAAACCAAATCCAATGCCAGAGAGTGTAAGGAATAGATGTACTAAAGCGCATGAGTATATTTTTTTATTAAGTAAGAAAGCTAAATACTATTATGACCATGAGGCTATTAAAGAAGATGCTAAGTATCCACAAGGGCCTAACAGTTCCCATGCTATAAGAAAGGGGGTAGGCGATTCAAAGATGCAAACGCGAGGCGGTTTACATAAAATTGGTGCTATTGCTAAAAGAAATAAAAGATCTGTATGGACTATTACCACCAAGCCATTCAAAGGCGCACACTTTGCCACCTTCCCTAAAGACTTAATAGAACCATGCGTGTTAGCTGGTTGTCCTGAAGGCGGTACAGTTTTAGATCCCTTTGGTGGCTCTGGAACAACAGGCATTGTTGCAGCACAACACAATAGAAATGCAGTTCTATTGGAGCTGAACCAAGAATACATAGACTTAGCCAAAGCAAGAATCAACAAGGAGGTAACACCATGAGCGGCAAAGGCGATAAACCCCGGGACTTAATATACACCCAACAATACCGAGATAACTTCGACAAGATCTTTGGTAAAAAGAAACCAACAAACAAGGAGAAAAAAGATGTTAATAAAAATCCAAGTAAGTGAGCAAGAAGTGCAACTCATTATTGATGCACTGGCAGAGCATGGTAAACCTTTAGTCAATAAGCCCAAACAAAACTCTGAGGAGAAGAAAAAACTGCAATCCATTGAGACGATTATTCATCAATTGTGGCTCGGTAATCACAAATGATTAATCCATACAAAATACCAGAGCCAGCGTTAATTAGTTTTAGTGGTGGCAGAACTTCAGGCTTTATGCTGTGGAATATTCTCCAGGCTTACAACGGCAAACTACCAGAGGATATTTGGGTTGTGTTTGCTAACACAGGCAAAGAAGCACCAGAAACATTAGATTTTATTAAAGATGTCTCTGACAAGTGGGGTGTGCATATTAATTGGTTGGAGTTATCCATACACGAGGATCGACCTATTTGGAGAACCAGACAAGTAACCTATGAGACAGCATCAAGAAATGGCGAGCCTTTTGATATGTTAATTAAAAAACAGCCGTTCTTACCAAATCCATCAATGCGGTTTTGTACCTCTGAGCTAAAGATTAATGTGATGAAACGCATGATGCAGCTGATGGGTTACAAGGAATGGTTTAATGTTGTGGGCCTAAGATATGACGAGCCAAGAAGGGTGGCAAACATTAGAAACCAAACAGGCAATAAATGGACCAGCATTACACCTATGGCAGATGCAAAACATACCATTGAAGATGTCATAGAGTTTTGGAAGAAACAGAACTTTGATCTTGGGTTAAATGCTTATGGTGGTAAAGCACCCGCAGGTAATTGTGATCTGTGTTTTTTAAAAGGCATGGATACCACCATCAAGATATTAAGAGAACGACCAGAATTAGCAGACTGGTGGATTGCCAAAGAGAAAGAAGTGGGTGCAACTTTTAGGAAAGATCGACCCAGTTATATTGAATTATTAGATATTAGTAAGCAGCCAAAAGAGCAAAGTTTGTTCAATGACGATGACCAAATGACCTGTTTTTGTCACGACTAACTATAGTAAAAATGTCACACAACTATAGTAAATATGTCCCAAACTATAGTAAATATGGGACACAACTATAGTCATACTTACTATAATATCCATAACTTAACATAGTTATAGGGAGTGAAATGCCTAAAGGCATTTACACCCCCAAAGAGAGAGGAAGAATATGAGAAGAAAAAACGAACATGATAAATACTGGTGGATCGTCCCTGGAGAGATCGAGGGCGAGCGCGAGAGTGGACTAGTCTCGCTCTCACTCGCGCGAGAGAGCAAAGACTTCTCGAAGCTGCGTAATCTGGTATGGAAGTGGTATCGCTGGAACGTTGCAAGTCGCACTGACTTGAGCGCGAGCGCGAAACTTTTTGGCTGGTCACTAGTGGAGCGTTGGAGATATGAGACGTTCAGCTCACACGATGCATTGAACTACTATACCCAAATGATAGGGTTGAATAGAAAAACTTGCGGTAGAGCCTTACAGGAGCTCAGTGATGCTAATCTAGTGTGGATTGTATTAGAGGATGAGAAGAAGCGATTAAATAAAAGTCAGGCGCGAGGGCGGAAACATTTTCTGTTGGTGGGACTGAGCGACTTAATTAGGGGAGAGAAAGCCACTCATTAGTTGTCCCAAGAGTAGTGCTTGTTTTATCTGGTAAAGTACAAGCGGACTTTCTTTTGCGGTATCAATCTTCTTAATTTAAATAATTAATTAGATCGCCCAAATTATCTATCCATCCAATGATTAACTACTGCGTAAAGAATTAGCACAACAGTTAGCCAGATTAAGAAACCGATTCCAGTGATGTAGCCGATGATTTCAATCATGGCCCGTTCCCATACAGTCAACGCAATGTTCTCCGTCTGGTAAAGATCCTACACCTTTGCAGTTTGGGCATTTATCGTTCATTCGATGACCCGGTATTCTGTTTTGGTTTTTTTACGCTTATCACTGGGATACTCGTTGACCACTCTACCGCTTGCGAATCTTGTCTGCACTCGCCCATTGCGAACTTCTATCGCAGTGACCTGTCCATCCAAGCCTTCCTTGTCTAGGCGTTTACGTTGCGCTTCTACGTCATTTGAATACTGAGTCATTTTATCTCCTTGGTTTTATAGCTTTTTAAAATTGATTTGTTTTTATTAATGATGTCCTGAAACTGTCTAGCACTGATTCCAAGATCGGTTAATGCATCTAGAGCCTTAGGATTAATTAAAGCGTTGAACTTAGGATGCGTCAGTATCTTGTTGAGCATCTCGTGTTCTTGGCGATTAATCTTTGGTTTCTTAAAGTTGTATTGAGTCACAGTCATTACGCAACCTCCAACATTGACAAAGGAACACTACACTTACCTTTTGGTAAATTTACTATTGCTCTTGTTTGCTTGATCTCTGTCACAGTACCTAAAGTCTTTTTAGTCTTTTGAACTACATAGACTTGGCAACCAACAGTTAGTTCGTTTTCTACCAATGAGTCCATGCGCTTGTAAATCATTGGAATCAATGCGTCAAGTTCCGACCTTGATGTCATTGTATTGATTAGTTGTTTTATATTTTCCATTTCATATCTCCTTTTTGTTTTTCTTGTGTAGTTTATAAAGATCCTTTTGTCGTTGGATATCTTCTTGCATATCTTCCCAAATCTCGTTCTTAACTTCTTGCTTAACATCAGCATCAAGTTTGGTAACGATCTCAAAGTCAGATTTGTTTGGTGTCCACCATTGGTGATTCACTGATTTGTATGCAGGTGATACTTCACCTTCAGTTTTCCATTGCCACTGAATGACACCATGTTCGGTTTTACTATATAGATACATTAGGCAGTCTCTCCTCTGGTTAGTCTCAGCTCTCGCTCTTTCACCTTACGATCATTCTCTTTACATCTGTAAGCATAAGTCAGCAAAGCCATGAACTCTTTAAAGCTACTTGCTTCGATTCTCACATCTCCGACATTGGTTATAATTCTCATTACGCTGCTCTCATTTTTGCCAAACGCTTTTCTAAATCTTTTTTGTAAAGACTATGAGAAAATTCAACCTGATCATCTGTCCATGTGCAAGCACATAAAAGTTGAATAAGGTGTTTTGCATTATTTGCATAGCTAACAGTCACACCATCAACTTCTAAAAACCAATCATTAGCTCTGCCACCTGCTTTAATGCCGCCATAGATTTCAAATGTTTTATTAGTACCAGTCTCACCGATAATTTTAATGCCTTCAGCCTTAATAGTTTTTAACCCTTGATTTACCCAAACATCAGATAAGCAGTTGTTAGCATCATTGCCAACTTCTCTACCATTAAGGTATACATCATAGATTCCAAGAAGGTTACCTTCCCAGTCTGTTCTTTCTTTTAGTTTTACTCTCATACTCTCTCTCCCTTTTTTGCAGCCTTTATTGGCTACATAGGTATTATAAAACTAATTGAACGCACAATGCAACTCTTTTCTACGCACTAACCAATAATATAATACTTAATTTGTTTTCAACTATTGTTTAATCACTTAGAATGTTTAGATGGAGAATAGAGAGATAGTGTACAAAAATGTTGCTGATTTAATTCCTTATGCAAGGAATAGTCGCACACATGATAAAGACCAGGTAAGCCAAATTGTCGCAAGTATTAAGGAGTTTGGGTTTACCAATCCTGTTTTAATTGATGATGAAGGCTTAATCATTGCTGGTCATGGTAGAGTTCAGGCTGCACAAAAACTAAACCTTAAAACTGTTCCAACTATATGTTTGGATTACTTAACTGAAGCACAAAAGAAAGCGTATGTTATAGCTGACAATCGGTTGGCTTTAAATGCTGGTTGGGATTTTGATATGTTGAAGGTTGAGCTTAATGATTTAAATGACCTGGACTTTGATGTGTCTTTACTTGGCTTTGATGATAAAGAGATTAACGACATATTAGCCGATCCAACTGAGGGTTTAGTAGATGAGGACAGCACTCCAGATTTGGTTGAAGATCCCATAACAGTGGAAGGCGATATTTGGCTGCTTGGTAATCACAGGCTTATGTGTGGTGATAGCACAAGCATTGATGCTGTGGATAAGTTAATGGATGGTAATAAAGCAGATATGGTTTTTACTGATCCGCCTTATGGAATAGATTACAGTGGGGGTCGAACACAACTCACTAAATCACATCACAGAAAAATTAAAAACGATGCTTTAGTTGGTGATGATTTGGGTGGCTTAATTGAGCTAGCTTTTATTGCAAAAAAAGACAATGCAGATGTTTATGTGTGTGTCTCACCATTAATTCAACTTCCATTTATCAAAGTATTTGAGAAACATAACGCCAATATAGATGCTGTAATTGTGTGGGATAAAAAAAATGCTGGTTTAGGTTATATGATATATCGTCGACAATGTGAATTTATATTGTTTCATAAAGGATCTCCTTTTTGTAAAGGCGATAAATCAGATTTTGATCTTTGGTCTTTTAGTAAAGATTCAACATCTAAATATGTTCACCCAACGCAAAAACCAGTTGCTATTTCTGAGCGGGCAATAAGTAATTCGTCTGAGCCGAAGGATAAAGTGTTAGATTTGTTTGGTGGTAGTGGTTCTACATTACTTGCTTGTGAGAAATTAGATCGTTCAGCTTACTTAATGGAGTTAGATCCAAAGTATTGCGATGTCATAATCCAAAGGTGGCAAGAATTTACTGGTCAAAATGCAGTGCATTTAGATTCAAATAAAACTTATAATGAGTTAATTAACAATTAAAAGAATGGATAAACCTAAGAAAAAACCCGGAAGAAAGCCTGTTGTTATTGATATCGACAAGGTTGAACAACTTGCAGCTCAAGGTCTTGGGCCTTATCAAATTTCCCGTGCCTTAGGGATTTCTTGGGACACTTACAACAAAAATAAAAAGCGAAGTTTGGAATTATCGGAAGCTATAAAAAGGGGAGAAGCAAAAGGTTTGGCGCGAGTTTCGAACAGTTTGTTTAAGTCAGCCAACGAAGGCAATGTGACGGCCCAGATATTCTACTTAAAAAACAGAGACTCTAAGTCCTGGAGCGATCGCCAAGAGGTAAATCACAACTTAAATCTGGCAGAAATATTAGATTCAGCTAAGAGTCGCGTGATTGATGGTGAAGTGCTGCCTGATAAGTTAAACTCACCACGAGTCCTTACAAAGGACACGTTGCCAAACAAAAATACGGGCTAGGCGTGGGAACTCTCTCATCTCCCTACTGTATCCATGCCAGACTGGGCAGCCCGGCAAAATCTACTCTCCGATTTTGCAACCCCCCCAGTCACCTTTTAGGGCGGGGGCTATAAATTTAGAACACTTGAGCTAAAATTTTTTAATTTTTTTATGAAGTACGAACCAAAACAAGAAAAGCAGTTAATGACCGAACTATGGTCAATGAACATCAAAGATGATCCATTAAACTTTGTGAAGTTCGTCTTCCCATGGGGACAAAAGGACACCCCCCTCGAACATTTTGAAGGGCCTCGCAAGTGGCAGGAAAAAATTTTACGAGATATTACAACGCACATACAAAGAAACGACAGCTTAGACTTACCAGAGATGTTTAGACTGGCTGTGGCTTCAGGTCGTGGTATTGGTAAATCAGCATTAGTAGCTTGGTTAATCATTTGGATGTTATCCACAAGACTGGGCGCAACCATTATTGTTACCGCCAACACCGAACAGCAGCTTAGATCAAGAACATGGGCTGAACTTGGTAAATGGATAACTCTATCTATTAACTCGCACTGGTTTCAAAAAACCGCCACTACAATTAAACCTGCTGGGTGGTTTGAAGAAGCGTTAATTCGCGACCTAAAGATAGATACTGGGTACTATTATGCACAAGCGCAGCTGTGGAGCGAGGAGAATCCAGACGCATTTGCAGGTATTCACAGCTCCTACGGGGTGTGTTTAATCATGGATGAGGCATCAGGTATCCCCGCGCCCATTTACTCGGTTTCTGAAGGTTTCTTCTCTGAGCCTACCAAAGATCGCTATTGGTTTACTTTCTCCAACCCGCGCAGAAACACTGGCCCATTTTATGATGCGTTCCACAGCAAACGCTCATTTTGGAAATCACTCCAAGTAGACTCACGCACAGTCGAAGGCACTGACCAGAAACTATTTCAAACCATGATTGAACAATATGGCGAGAACTCCACAGTCTCGCGCGTGGAAGTTATGGGCGAGTTTCCCCAGGCAGACGATGACACTGTTATTCCCATGGAATTAATCCGCGCAGCCGTAGACAGAGATGTCGCGCTCACCGCGAGTGAGCCTATTATTTGGGGCTTGGATGTTGCGCGTTTCGGTGGCGATAATTCTGCTCTGTGCGTGCGCCAGGGAAATACTGTTTTTGAGATCACGTCTTTTGCTTCAATGGATTTAATGCAACTGTGTGGTGTGATTAAGAATCGATACGATGATGCCACTGTGTTAGAACGCCCACAAGAAATATTAATTGACGTGATTGGTATTGGCGCGGGCGTGGTCGATAGACTGCGCGAGCAGAATCTCCCAGTGCGTGGAATAAACGTGTCTGAGTCCTCTAGCGTGAAAAAGAACTATTTGAACTTGCGAGCTGATTTATGGTTTGCAATTAAAGATTGGCTGGCGCAGCGAGATTGCCGACTTCCTATAGATGATGAGCTTGCCTCGGAATTGGCTGCGCCATTGTATAAATATACCTCCACTGGAAAGATAAAGATAGAGAGCAAGGATGAAATGAGGAAAAGGGGTATAAAATCACCAGATAAGGCAGACGCTTTAGCACTAACCATGGCAAGTAGTGCCGCAAGTTTTAGTGGAAGCGAGAGTGTTTTCGGTTATAATTTCAAAAAACCTTTAAAGTCTCGAATAATTCGAGTGGGATAGTTGTACATGGCAAAAGATTACGAAGATAAAATAGAAGACATACTTGAGCAAGAAGAGAACGAATCTTCTGAGATGGAAGTAGAGGTCGATGAAGAAATAGACATGGAACATCTTGCTGGGGTTATTAAATCCGAGATGGATGACGCTAAAGATTTCATTCATCAAGTAGGCGCAGAACGCGCAGAGTCTACAGAATATTATCTTGGTAACGCGCCTGAAGGCACTAGCTCCATGCAATCTGAATACGTCTCAACAGACGTACGGGATAGCGTACTTTTTATGCTTCCGTCTATCATGCGTACCTTCTTTGGTACTAAAAAGATCGTTGAATTCGTACCGCACGGCCCTGAAGACATTGCTATCGCAGAGCAACAAACCAACTACGTCAACTACATCATCCAAGAAAAGAATCAAGGTTTCCAAGTTTTATACAGTGCGTTTAAAGATGCGTTGGTTAGAAAAACTGGTTTTGTTAAAGTCTTCTGGGATGATTCTATCTCA